TTCCAAATCTAAGATGTCTTTCTCTACTTTTTTTACAGAGTCTTGGGCGCGTTGTTGAGCAGCCTCTAATGTGCTTTTTTCTTTATTAAGAGCCGTCAATGCGGAATTTAATTCACTCCAACTCTGTAGTTTTTCGTGGTTTTCCAGTTCTTTTTCTATGTCTAACTGTTCTAGTTCTTCTATAGCAGACTCTAGTTTTTCACAGTCTTTTTTCTGCTTGCTCTGCCATGCACTCTGCTTTGTGCCAAGGCTGCGAATGGTGTCTTCTATTCTCGAATTAGCAGACTGGATAGCATTGATGCGAGTAGTTTCTTCTGTAATTGCCAGTTTTGTCTGCTTGGTCTGTTCCTTGAGATTTTCTGCTTTTTCTGATAGTATAGTAATACCAAGCAACTGTTCAATAATTGCTCTCTGATCGTTTTGACGCATTGACAAAAATGGCTCAGAGTAGGTGTTAAGCGCAACCACATGTTTGAACATGTCGTGGCTCATACCCAGCAGGCGATTTATTTCGTCCTGCGTTTGACGTGAATCGCCCTGCGACTCGTCTGTCATGTCCTGTTCTTCATTGTTTATGTAGAACTTGAGAACGTTAGGAGAACGACCTCTTTCAATTCTATAATCCACACCGTCTTTCTCAAAATGAAGAGTGACCAGCATGTGCTTGGAATTGGTCTTGTTTATAAGGTTATTCTTCTTGATGTTGGTCAATGCACTGCCATACAGAGCGTACGAAAGAGCATTGATTATTGTAGTCTTACCCGTGCCGTTGCGTGAACCAGAATCGTCACCTCCTTGATCTAAATTTTCCCCAAGGACAAGGGTAAGCTGCTCGTTTGAAAAGTCTATTGCCTGTGTTCTGTTGCCCACAGACATGAAATTTTTCACTGTCAAATCCTTAAAGCGTATCATAGTTCGTTATAAATGCTCAGTAGTGTATTTGTATCAAATGAATCTGATTCAATTGCAGTAATTTCTTTGGAAACAATCTCATCTACACTTTCAAATGTCGTAATATCAACATCTGTGGAAATTTCTTCAATCTGCTTCTGCGGAATAAGAGTAATTTCTCTACAGCCATGTTGTTCAATATAGGTTTCTTTGATAAAGGAGGCTTCCTCGAACGATATAGGAAGGTCCAATGTAACTCGAAGATAGCTTTTAGGTCGTGCTATGTCGGAGTTTGGTTCAAGCAGTTGACTTAGTTTTACTGTGCGATAGGTAGGACAGTCGGGCCAGTCAATATACACAGGCTCTTTATCGTTCTTCTTATCAAGAATCATCATGCCTCTCGCATCGTCCCAGGCATCAGCAAAATTGTGCGGAAAAGCATTGCCGATATAGTGAACCTTACCGCGCTGCTGCCGCTTGTGGAAGTGTCCAGTGAAAACATATTCTTGATTGGCAAAATGTTCTGCTTTTAACTCGCCATTGTCCGGCATTTGTACCATTGCGTTCATGTAGAAGTGCGGCAATTCAAAGTGTCCAAACATATAGCGCGACTTCATTTTCGCAGCCTGCTTCCACTCATCTTCTACCAGCCACGGAACAAACGCAACGTCATCTTGTTCCCACATTTCGTTGATAACAGTAATGCCAGGAATGTGCTTGGCATATTCCACAGAATGAACATCACGTTTGTCTTTGTAATACAAATCGTGGTTGCCAGGAAAGTAAAAGAACTGCTCAAATGCAGCACCTAAACGCTCAAGTATGCGCAGTGAATGCTGCATTGTGGTAACATTCAGCGAGTTTCTGTTGTGATGCAGATCACCGCAGAATATACCAGTTTCGCAACCGTTTTCTTTTGCCTGTTCTATAAACCAGTCTACGAAATCTTCGCAGTCCTGATTGTGAATTCTAGAATTTGATTTAAGACCCAAGTGTAGGTCTGTGAATACCGCAGCTTTTTCAAACATAGAGTTAGTATATGACGGTTAGCAACCGAAGTCAACCTCTTTATGGCGTGTTGTTGTTTTCGTTGTTAGCGTTTTCTCTCTTAAGAGCCGCTTCCCATTCACCTTGGTGAGTGCGTGTATAGGAGGGATTAAGATCGTTCATTTCCAGTATATCGTCTCGAATGTTTTGATTTTTCTTTTCGATATTGATAATACGAACAAAAGAGTTTGTAACAGCAGCAGTGTAATAGGCAAACGGATTGTTTGATTTAGATTCGTCAAACTGAAGTCCAATCTGCGATAACTGCAGTATTGCCTGTCCTTTCATCTCATCATTGTAAGTGTAGCCCCGTACATTGCCTTTTGTGGCATATCGATCTACTAGTTTCAACCACATGCGAGCCAATGTGTCTGTGGCTTGTCCTTTGTTTTTGTCAAACTCGCCCGAATCTACATCGCCGCGCCAGTGCGATTTACCTACACATATCAAATTGTCATCGTCGTCAAACTTCCAATGCTGAAAAGGAGGAAAGTTCAGTTTGGTTTTGGTGTCTGCTACAGTCTTTGGATTCTTCTTTCTGCCAGGCTCTTCAGGAACATGATCAAACGTCATAACACGAAAGATCAATTCACGCTTCGTGATTTTTTTGTAGTCAATTTCGCAATCAGCCTGTTTTACTTTTTCGCCTGCGGTTTTACGTGCTTCGAAATCTGCCTGTGAAAGGCGTTTTGCTTTGTTGCGCTTGGCTTCTGCGATTGTGCGAATGTTAATCCTTTCTAGAGAAGGCAGAATTATATCATACTGATGATAATCGGGGTCGGTAAATGAACAGAATGTGGTTTTTGATTTGTGTATTTCTTTTAATAGATCTTTGTTATTAAGATAGTTAATTTTTCTCAACGATTGCTCCTAAGTTATTATATTTATTATAAAGTATGCAGTTAATTTTGTCAACTAAATACTGCAAGGAGAAACAGTATGGCATTTGATCCTAAAACCCTAGGTACAGACATCTTAAGTAAAGGCAAAAGTCTAGCACTCGATGCTGTAGATGAGTCTGGCATAGGCAAACTACTGCGTTCAACAAACTTGCCTACAGGTGCCGAACCTGCTAGCGGAGGTTTTGTATCTGGATCGTGGGACGACGAAGAAGAAAGAGTAGATTGGAGAGTTCGTCTTAGTATACCTTCTGGATTGGCTCAAAGAACATTAAGTGATGCTCCAATTGTAACCAATCCAGGCGCACCGGGCGGAGAATCAGGCGAAAGAGGTCTTTCTTCTATTAAAAGCGATCCTCTTGATCCTTTATATGAAACTAGAGGCATGGTTTTTCCTTACACGCCGAATATCTATATTACATATTCTGCAAACTACGATAATCTACACCCTACGCACTCCAATTATCCTTTTCCGATCTATCAAAATTCTGCTGTAGATCAATTTGTTATCACAGGTGAATTTACAGTTGAAAATGCTCGTGAAGGTGCTTATTGGATTGCAGCGAACCAATATCTGCGTACAGTTACCAAAATGGAGTACGGCGGCGATTCTGCAAACACAGGTGCACCGCCGCCTGTGGTAAAACTAAACGGATATGGAGATTTTGTTTTTAGAGATGTACCTGTAGTTGTTCAACAGTACAACGTAGAGTTAAGTGACGCAGTTGATTACATAAAAGTTCCAATTGGCCAAAACGGTTCATGGGCGCCAACAAGATCTACTATATCTGTAACCTTACAGCCAGCCTACAGCAGAAACTCTGTTAATCAGTTTAGTTTACAGAAATTTGCAAAAGGCGAATATCTTAACAATGGTCCAGGATTTATCTAATGGTACAATATAGTTCGACTAGTCCTTGGAGCAGAACTACAATTCAGGGCGAAGAATATCTAGATTTGCTAAAAATAAGACCGGTGCCTGCAGATCCAGATGATTTTCTATATGCAATAGAATCTCAATATATATATAGACCCGATTTGTTAGCATATGATTTATACGGTAGTCACAAATTATGGTGGGTTTTTGCTCAGCGGAATATCAATGTATTAAAAGATCCTGTATATGATTTTGAACCAGGAATTGAAATCTATCTTCCCAAGAAATCAAGGTTACAAGAATTGCTAGGAGTCTAACAGATGGCAACTAATATTACAGTAGGCCCTCGTTCAGGACGACTAGGCGTAACCGGAGTTTTAGACCCCGTAACAGATGCAGCAACCGACGAAGCCTCTCAACAGCAAACACAATCTGCATCTTCACAAAACGATTTTTCGTATCCTTTTGCAAATGTTCTAGAAAGTTATGCAAGTTATTCCTGTGTATTCACTTTTGGTGTTCTTACAAAAAAAGAACAAGCAGACCCTGCAAATACCTATAGAAAAAACGGAATACAGACTATAATTTTTAAATCTGGCGGATCTGGTAATCAACAGGTACGCACAGAATATGAAAGAAATCTTGGAATTACAACAGAATATTTTATAGACAATGTAGAAATACAATCAACCACAGCAGTAACCAGTGCTACAAAACAAACAAATGCCAATATAATCAATTTTGAAGTGCAAGAGCCTTATTCAATGGGAGTTTTTCTGCAAACCCTTGCAGCATCTGTCATAGAAGCAGACCCTGGCAAACAAAGCTACACCGAAGCTGCTTATGTTTTGAAAATTGACTTTATCGGATACGACGATCAAGGAAATGCAATCCAGCTTCCTAACACTACACGATATTTTCCATTCAAATTGAATGGTGTCGATTTTAACGTAAATGCAGGAGGTAGCGTATACAGAGTAACTGGAGTAGCATGGAACGAACAGGGATTTGCAGACGAGGTACAGCTTGTTAAATCAGACCTTGATCTCAAAGGGGAAACTGTAGCAGACTTTCTTGCGAGAGGCGGAGATGGCAACGAAAGTTTGTCCTATGTTCTTAATCAAAACGAGCGCACTTTAGCAGAGGACAGCGAAGAACGCGGCCAAGAAGGAATCATCGACGAATACAGAATACTGTTTCCTAGAAAAGAAGATGAAACACTGCCTAGTGAAGAAGTTACAGAAGACAATAGCGGAGCAACTCGGTCAAACGAATCTAATGCAGTAAATGTATCAACTGGTACAGAATCTATCGATCCTGATACACTAAAGAGTCTTGAAGAAGAAGGCGTTCTAAATAATATCGGCTCGGCAAAAATTGTAAAGGACGCATTCGATGTAGGAAGTCAGTCATTTGCACGATCTGAAGTAGTACAGGACGAAGACGACGACGGAAACCTAATATTTAGAAGAGGAAATATTGAATTATCGTCAGACCTACGAACAATAAATTTTCCTAAATATATGCGCATCCAAGATATTGTAGAAGAAATTATATTGTTAAGTGAGTATGGGCGTCAGTTTGCAATCAGTGAACCAGACGAACAAGGATATAAAAAATGGTTTAGAATAGAATCAGAAGTATACGAAAAGTCTAATACCGCAGCAGAAACAAAAAGAAACCGAGCTCCAAAAATTTATGTTTACAAAGTTATTGAATATCTAGTACACGAATCTAGATTTTCTAATCCTTCTTATTCACCGCAGGGCACAAGCGAAATAAAAAGATTCATTCCTAAAGACTACAACTATATCTATTCAGGACTTAACGACGATATTATAAATTTTGATATCACTTTTAATACTGCGTTTTACCAAGCCCTTAGAACAGAACTAGGACAGTTTTCTCAGGATAGTAGAACTGCTGCTGCTAGTAGAGAAGCCACACAACCAAGATCAATTTATGGTACTCCAGACGAATCGGACAATCCACAACCTAGTCTACAAGGGCCTACTGAAGAAACTGTGCTTTCAAGTGGAATAAGAGGCGGCACCGGCGCCGAAGAACAAACCGAAACTGCTATTGCTCGATTGTTTAACGATATACTAGTAAACGGAGTAGACTTAATAACAGCAGACATGGAGATTTGGGGAGATCCTTATTATATTGCGGACGGCGGTATAGGAAATTATTCTCCGGGACAAGAATCTCAATTTGTGACCGAAAACAGAACAATAGATTATAGATTTAACGAACCGTTTATTAATCTCAACTTTAGAACACCTATTGATCTTGGAGAGGAAGGTAGCATGCAATTCCCTACAGCAGGATCTGAGCCAGTAGCCCAGTTTAGCGGAATATATAGAGTTAATATTGTTGTAAATTATTTTCAAGCAAACAAATTTACACAAAATCTAAGTTTGGTCAGAATACCTAATCAAGAAACAAGAAGAGAACGTGTTGAGCGACTGTTTCCAGAAGCAGATGTCGATAAAACTCTTAATCTTCTTGATATCCTAGCCGCAGGCACTGTTGCACCTGCGCCGGCTAATAGACCAAGCTTCCCACAAGAACCAGGATAGCAATTTATGTCAATAGATGATTCAAGCACACGGTATACTGGCGAATATAAAAGAAGTTCGTCAGATGCTTTATCAAGGACCTGGCACCCGGGACCTTATGTGGCCATAGTAGAAAGCCATCTTGATTCTACCTATATGGGTAGACTGAAAGTACAGATTCTTTCAAAAAAACAAAATGCAAATGATCCTAACAATGCTGGAGAATTTTACACTGTAAATTATCTATCTCCGTTTTACGGAGCCACCCCTTATGCTGGTGTAAGCAATCAAGAAGGCGACCAATACAGTCAAAAATCCTATGGTATGTGGTTTGTGCCGCCTGACATAGGCAGCAAGGTTCTTGTGATATTCGCAGAAGGCGGCGAAGGATTTTGGATTGGATGTATCCCCGAACAAGGCATGAATATAATGGTACCAGCAGTAAATCCTGCTACTACCTATAATTCTTCGTCTACCGAAGACAAATTGCCAGTAGGGGAATACAACAAAAAAATTGCGCAAGCCGGAGCGGTCAAGGACACAACAAAATTCATAAAACCTGTATTTTCAGATGCTTTAGAAACACTGCAAACACAAGGACTAGACAAAGACGAAACTCGCGGCTTAACTAGTTCAAGTGCTCGTAGAGAATTACCGTCTAGTGTCTTCGGAATTTCAACTCCTGGACCTTACGACAAAAGAGAAAATGCACCAACAGTAAATTATGGCAGAGTTCAAGATGGTCTAAGAGTCTATCATAATAGGCTGGGAGGTAGTTCGCTTGTGTTTGATGACGGAGATGCTACTTTTTTACGAAAAGGACCCGCTTCTGAATCGCCTTCTGACTATGTAGATCTAAATCAAAACGAAACAGGCGGCGATAAAACAATTCCTCACAATGAAATGCTGCGTCTGAAAACACGGACCGGCCACCAAATTCTAATGCATAATTCAGAAGACCTAATT